GCACCAACTTGGGCATAATTAAATAAGGAGGAAACTATGTTGTCCACGCAGAAAGCAGCGAAGGGCTTCAGAATTCCAAAGCGCACGGCTAGACTCGTCTTTGAAGGAGACCTTGAAGGAGCAGAAGTCGTTGTTCGTTTGGACGTGAGGATTGGGGATTATCTAAAGATTCAAGACCTTATCGCAGAGGAACACTACCTTGAGGTTTTTGAAGTGTTTGCAGATGCAGCACTAGTTGAATGGAATCTTGAGAGAGATGACGGCACTCCAATCCCAGCAACAGGCACTGGCATGAAGGAAATCGACATCACGATGGCTACCAGAATTCTTACAGAATGGACGGAGGTAGCCACCCAACCGCCAGCCCCTTTAGAAGAAGCCTAGAACTATGGAGAGCAGTACCCGGGGGAATAGATTCTGAGGGCAACGCAGTATCAAAGCCTTGGGAATTACAGAAAGCAGAACTGGTAGACGGTCTCTGTCAGAAATATAGTTGCTTGCCATCTCAGCTAATGAATGAAGATGTTGATTTGATAATGAGAATGAATCTTATCCTAAGTCTGGGGTCGCAGGATCAAGACGCCAAAATGGAATCATCTTCCATAGAGGAACAACTGGCTAATATGTCGAGGACTACTGATGGCTAACGAAGTTGTAATAAAAGTTAATGCCAACACAGCGAAAGCTCAAAGCAGCTTAAAAAACCTTGGGGATTCTGTTCAGAAGCTAGGCAAGCTAGCAATGGGTGCTGGGCTAGCCCTTGGTGCTATTGGCGCAGCTTCATTAAAGAGTTTTGCAGGTGCTGGCGATCAGATTCAGAAGATGGCTATAAGGACAGGTTTCTCGACCGAGAGCCTTTCTGAGTTGAGAGTCGCAGCGGAGTTGTCTGGAACGTCATTAGACGGCTTTGAAAATGCTGCCCGAAGAATGTTTCGTACCATATCGGACGCTGAGAGGGACATGATGACTGCCGTAGATGCGCTGGGGGCATTAGGTCTGACATCTGCGGAGTTAATAAATCTTCACCCAGAGGAAGCCTTCCACAAGATCGCTTTTGCTTTGGCAGACTTGGAAGACCACGCTATGAAGTCAGCAAAGGCATCAGAGATATTTGGACGGCAAGGCACAATGCTTCTTCCTATGCTTGAAGATGGGGCAGAAGGTTTCGCAGAGTTATCAAAAAAAGCTCACGAACTTGGAGTGATATGGGATCAGGAGACTGCTGATTCGGCTGCTGAATTAACTGATGCGATGGGTAACGTCAAGACGGCAATGGGTGGCTTGAGTATGGAGATAGGAGCAATTCTTGCTCCAGCAGCGACAAAGGCTGCTGACGCTCTAACAGACATGCTTGTTCAACTAAACACATTTGTACGCAATAACCCTGCCTTAATACAAACGATTGCTGCGATAGCAGGGGGGCTTGTAACTGTAGGTGGAGTTCTGTTAACAGCAGTTGGTGGAGCGAAGGGATTGAGAATGGCTTTCATGTTGCTTTTCGGAACTAAGATCAGGGTGGCTATAGCATTAGTAACTAGTGCGTTTTTGTTTTTATCAGCCAAGTGGAAAGAGGTTGTGAGAGAGGTGTTAGGGTTTGCCAATACCCTGTTGCGAGGGTGGGAGATTTGGGGCAACCAAATGATAGGACATACTGAAAAAGTCATCAATAGCATCATTGGATTTCTAAACACTTGGATGAAACGGACTGCGGACGCTGTTAACTTCTTCGGTCAATTCATTCCCGGCTTTGAGAAGTTAGAGTTTAAGGCTTTGGATGAGGTGAAATTTGATCGGCTCAAGTTGGAGTTGATAGATGTAGAAGGGGCGATTGAAGGCGTAGGAAACACGTTTGATGACATAATGAGAAAAATCAGAAAAGCACTTGGCTTCACGCTTCCCGGTGAAGCAGGTTCAAAGATATTAGAAGGAACGACATTTGCTCCGACTCCGATTTGGATTACTGCTAGCAAAAAAAAATACGGCTCGATGGTGTATGGGACAGCAGCACCCGATATAGCAGGTATGAGCGAAGAAGAAAAAGCAATAGCAATAGCAACCGCTAGCAAACAGGGCGGTGCAGGTGGTTTGTTTGATCCCACGACTGTCCTTGGAGGAGGGCATAGGCTTCACGCCCTGTTTGAGGCAGGGCTGATAACCGCTGAAGAGTTTGCTGGAGGGCTAGCTGCGCTCAAAAAACTTGAGGAGATGGCAACTGGCACAGGAGCATTTGCAATAGACGGCAATGAGGTTAGCAAGAGCCTTGCCGATGAAGACGACAGGACTGTTGGATTGGCAGGAGAGTAGATAAATTATGGCATGGACACTTCAGTTACTTAACGACACAACAACGATAGACCTTAACGATGGAACTAACTATTCGGCATTGAGTCCTTTTTCTGCTCCTGTTCCCAGAACGAGGACTGCTACTGGAGGGGCAAACCTCTTTAGAGATGGGTCTGACATTCATGCCCAAGTTTTTATGAATCGGTCTGTTACTTTTACGATCAGGATTAACGGAACATCTCAAGATAACCTGATTAGTAACATCAACGCTATCCACGGACTGTTGCAACGATCTGTCGAGTACTCGGCTAATGGAACTGGCTCTCAGGTGAAGTTGCGAAGGAAGTGGAATAATGCGACCAATCAACTGGACTTCTACGTTGTTCAAGGGCAGCTTCAGATCGGCAACGAGTTCTCAACAATACACCAAGTGAACAACACGGTAATCGGAGTCGTGTCGCTAACCTGTGAGCCGTTTGCCTATGGCGCAGAGGAGACGATAGAGAACTATGTTTCCAATGCAGGGTTTGAAGTAAAGAACACGGCACTAAGCGATTGGACTGAAAGCATCGATGCAACAGGAACTACCGCAAGAGATACATCAGTCAAGAAGGACGGCGATGCTTCTTTGAAACTAGCCATGACCGATTCAGGCGGTAGCGGTCAGGTTGTAGAACGGTATCAGGTATTGGCAGATGTAGATGCTGCAGAGGTTTGGTCATTCCAGTGTTGGGTTCGGGTAGATGAACTCACCAACTGCAAGGTGGTGATGGAACTGGATTACAACACTGGCACAGATGTTGAGGTCAGCACGACTACAGAAAACGCTAGTTCATTTGTGAAGCTGACGGCGAATAATAATACAGTGCCGGGATCGGTCACGCAGGTTACTTTACGTCTCCGTCTGGAAGCTACTGCAGCCGATGCTACTGGTGTGGTCTACATAGATAACGTGATAGCGGTATTGGCATCGGCTGTTCCTACGGCTTGGGCTAGTGGTCGATCAATAACCAATCGTTATGACGATGACTCTCAGGCTACGATTAACTATATTGATATTCACGATGTTCCCGGTGATGTTCCTGCACAGATGCAGTTGAAGGTCACAGAAGCACAAAATCATACAAACTTTTGGCTAGGCGCAAAGCACGGCACACGTCAATACGATGGTTTAGGGGATAGGGCGCAGGGGCTGATTATTGAATGCGAGAGCGAAGATACTGAAGCAGATATTAATAGTCAGGCTAATTACACTTATCACAACAACTTAGTGCAAAATGATACGACAGGCTTTGCACAATCAGGAACAGCTTCACACCTTCAAACAGTGAGGCGAGATGCTGCTGGTTCTGCAAGCCAAGATGATGCCACTGTGTTTAGAACTGAGTGGGACGTTGCATCGCCTCCTGACGGTCAGTACAGGGTTCTGCTGGCTGCGAAGTGTGGAACTACATCGGGGCAAGCCAAGAACGCTGATAGCTGGTCATTCGGGTTATCTTATAGCTATGGAGACTTCACCCTTCTTAGCGATACCGCTCCTGACACAACTAGCTTTGTGGCGTTAACTACAGAAACCGTAAGCGGAGGAACGCTATCGTCAAGAGACCTGCTTGACTTGGGAACAATTACGATCCCACCGATTAAAACGCCAGAGAATATGACTGCTCCGACATTGAGTATAAAAGTATTCACACGACTCGCAGACGCTACCGATGACATTAATATAGATGTAAATCAGGTGCTAAGTAGTTATCTGGATTTCATATTTCTTATGCCAGTGGATTTCGGAGCGAATTACGCTAGTAAAGCAACTGGTACTGATACCTATTTAATTGACAGCATGAGTCGGGTGAAGGGGCTTTATATTATTGATGGGTCTGATGTTGTGCAGTCATTCCCAAGCAACCAACTAGGGAGAAGCCCTGAGATACACCCAGACGGCACTCGCATCTATATGCTGGCTAAAGACTCAACAGCACAATTCCACGACATATCTGACACGTTTACTCTCAGCCTAAAGTATCGTCCAAGATTCCTGCATGTTATGGAGGCATAATGGCAGTCGGCAGTCGGTTAGAAGTAAGAATATACGACAACAACCTTTCGTCCCCGACCCTGTTGCAAGAACTAACCGACAGGGTTAGCCAGCTTGCGTTCACAACTCAATTGAATGGAGGGTTCGGGCAGTGTCAGTTCCTGATAGGGATGCGTGTCCAAGATGCTTGGGGCTGGCTTTCCCATGAAGGTAAAAAGGGCTATCACTTTAATAGGGTGACAGTGCATGAAGGTCAGACGCTAGTTTGGGAAGGTAGAATCATCTCAATCACGCTGCAGGTAAGTAATAACGAACAGGCAGTAAGAGTACACGCAGAGGGGT